TTTGATTATTAAAGTGTATCATATTGATGATAATTAAGTTAGACATGATGTTCCATTCCAATATCCAAAGAGTACTTCCACGCAATAAGTACAATTAGAACAAGCAACAGATGTTGCTGAGTATGCTTCGCATCCTGATGCAGCACATTGGTTAGCCAAAGGTACTGGTACTGGTGTTGGTACTGGTACAGGCACTGGTACAGGCACTGGTACAGGCACTGGTACAGGCACTGGTACAGGCACTGGTACAGGCACTGGTACAGGCACTGGTACAGGTACAGGTACTGGTACAGGTACTGGTACGGGCGTTGGTGTTGGTGTTGGTGTAGGCACTGGGGTTGGTACAGGAACAGGTACTGGTACAGGAACAGGTACTGGTACAGGAACAGGTACTGGTACAGGGACTGGTACTGGAGTAGGAATTGGTACACAAGCAACAGAAGGATATGCTCCTGTGTTGTTGTAATCACAAGCCTGTGCTGTAATTCCAGGTGTTCCTATACATGCAGCATCAACATTGTCATATGCATTAGCACAAGACACATTGCTGCTTCCAAATACTAGTGTTGCAGTTACTCCATTATTACAACATCCTGTTGCATAGTATGCATAAGGTGCTACAGGTACTGGAACAGGTACAGGAACAGGTACAGGTACTGGAACAGGTACAGGTACTGGAACAGGTACTGGGACAGGGACTGGGACAGGTACTGGGGTAGGCACTGGTGTTGGGACAGGAGTAGGTACAGGGACGGGTACTGGAACGGGAACTGGAGTTGGTGTAGGCGTAGGGGTAGGAGTAGGTGTTGCTGCAGATAGAAACACACCTATACCACTTGGGTTACGAAATAACGGACTCACAGTTCTCCTTTTTCTAACTATTAAGCAAACTTAGATAATGATGCAATGCATGTAAATGTGGCTGCACCAGTTTTTCTGATCTGTAGCATATAGACATCTGTAGCACTAGCATTTCCTGCTATTGGTGCAGTTCCACCTAACCATTTAGGAGTAACAGCATTTCCATCAATTGTATATGCCGTAGCATAGTATGGCGTTACACCATTTGGTGATTCAAATGTTACTGTAAGAGATTCTCCAGTAGTCATTAATGAATTAAGAGTAGTTGTAGCATCTCCACGAACATTTAGTGTAAAGTTACCAGAAGCATTTACTGTTCGTATATTAACAGCAGAAGTAAGAGTATCAATATTGATTGCTCCTGTTGCTGCTACGGCAGATATAGTTGCTACTTCTTTTGGTGATGTAAGGGTTGCTCCTGTTGATATAGAGATTGTTGGAACAGGACCAGTTGGATTAACAATTGTAATACCAGTACCAGCAGTTAAGCCAGTAACATCTCCAGTACCAAATGACTGCCATGCAGCACCGTCATAGAACACTGTGGTGTTAGTATCAGCAAGGTAGGCAAACATTCCTTCTGCTAATACGCCTGTTAGGGCTGAGTCTCTTGCTGCAGCAGTAGCAAAGAACATAATTGATTGATTTTGCAGGTTGTATTGAACCTGTGCTGCAGTTAGAACATCTCCTGTGTTAAACAGGTGATAACCAGCGTTTGATGGCATTGTCTTTCTCCTTTAGTATGATATGTTGTTGATACTTAGTATACCTTGATTTTCTGAATCAAGAATAAAAGCCTGGATCAATGGTTCAGCAGTCAATAACTTGATATTCCAGGTACTTGGTGATATATCGTGCTGAACTCCTTGAATAAATAACTCTTTTGTAATATAACTTCCACCTGGCATTAGTTTGGATATAACTACAAGATCATAAATATCTGAGGATGTGTTAATAAAATAAGTAGTATCGTCATTAGTTGCATACATATTTAATGACATAGAGTCAATTCTTAAGTCTGCATCTTGACGAGCAACAAGCAATGTTCTTGCTTGGTCGTCTGATTCTACATCTGTCTGTATAAGAATGTCACTTCTTAAACCAGACTTAGTAAAATATAGGGCAGCACTCTCTGCAGAGAATTGATTTTGAGCAACTCCGCCAAGTCTTGTAACAGTCACATCATTAAGAATTAATTGATCGTCATAGGCAAAATCTAGGTTTGTGTATGTCAAACTTCCAGGTTGATTTGTATCTGAGTAATATCTTGGAGTTACATCTGCTGCTAATTGAACAGCATTGCGATCTAAGAATACTACCTTTCCAGACCTTTCAGTAAAAAAAGCACCAAATTCTGATTGTTCAATTGTTTGAATAGCAGCAAGAAGAGATCTGGCTCCACCTGGATCTACTTGCATTGTAGAATTACCAACATCTATTTGCCTCATAGAATTTGGAAAACCTCCAACATCAAGAATTGTATTTACTCTGGCACCAGATAATTGACCAGCAGTTGCTCCTGGTATTGGGAAAGGACCTGTTGTAACATTGTTTAAAAGACGGAATGCATCAGAACATTGTAATGTAACTGTGGATGTAGCATCTGTTAAAGTATTAAAATTAGTGTCATATGATGTTATGTATCCAGAAAATATATTAATTTCTATTGGATTACCTTCGTAAGTCATTGTTGCATATATTCTTATCTTGCGTAGTGGTAGTAATTTACCTAAATATGGAGATTGTGGATTCTGAGGGCTGAAATCTGAATTAGGATCATTTAATGTTACCGTCGCAGTTCCAACTTCAAAGTTAGCAAGGATACGGTTACGGCCTCTACGAGTAGAAACTCTCATTACTTGATCTGTAATATTTACAATCTCTGCTGCTTGATCACCTAAAACATCAGTATCTAAAATACCATAAGTTGCATCATCAAGTATAAGAGGATATGAAAAAGCAGCACCCGTTGAAAAGTCAATTTCTACATTAATTATTGGTGTTGACATTCTATATTGCCTCTAATGTTATGCTTTGACCATTATACTGACCACGCAATAGTCCATTTCTGACTGTAGCAACTAAGTCATTTTCAGTAGTCACTGAGCCATTAACTGTTAGATTAACTACAACTGGTGCTTGAGATGATGATGAAGCACTTGCTGACATAACTCCTTGTGCTGATCTCATTCTAAACTTTTCGTCATAGTCCATTTGTGCTGCTGCAGCCTGAGATGCTGCTAAATCTCTTGCTTCTTTTGCTTTAAATGCTGCTAGTGATGAAGCCTGATTTGCTGCAGCCGTTGCTGCTTCCTGTGCTGCTTCTGCTGCTCTTAGTTGTGCTGCTATAGATGCTGCACCAATGGCTCCAGATTCACCTGCTGCTAATGCACTTGGACTTACTCCTGCTGCAGCCTTCGCTGCTGCTGCCATGTCTCCTGCTGCTTTTGCCTTTGCATAGGCTGCTGCTGCTGAATCATTTTTTGCTGCTAGTTCTTCTAATGCTTTAATTGCATTACCGTTTGAAGTGCTACCAGGATCTGTAACTTTTGGAACAACTACAACTGGAGGAACTACTACTGCTGCTGTGACACCTTTATTTCCAAGTGCTGCTTGATATGCTAAAAGTGCTGCTAGAGCATTCTTCCAACCAAGTTCTGCTTGTGTGGCAGGATCAATTAATGTTCCTGAGAATGTTACTGGCTGTCCAAGTTTTCTAATATAGGCAATAACTTCATCTGTTGTTAGTCCCCAATTTTTCTTAAGGGATTCAATTTCAGCATCACTAAGAACATAATCGCTGGCTGCTGTAATTAATTGCTGATAGATTCCAACTTCTTTTGAAGTCAGACCCCACTTAGTTTGTAGTTTAGCAATTTCTGCATCAGACAGTTTGCCATCATTTAAGTAATTAAAGAAGTCAAGATACATCCCAGCCTTCTCTTTACTTACGCCCCATGCCTTAGCAAGATTAGTAATCTCATCATCTGAAATAGTTTGATCTGCTACTGCTAATAATGTCTGAATGTATGACTGAGTTGCCTCAATTGTCATGCCCCATTTTTTAGATAGAAGCAATACTTCTTCAGAAGAAATTTGTTTATCTGCAAGTGCTGCAAGCAAATCGTTGTAACGAGCAAGTGCTTTATTGGCTTCTAGTTGTAATTCTAGATTCTTGCTCATAACAGCAATTCGTGCTGCTTCTGCAAGATTTCCTTGCTTAACTAAATTAAGACGAGCAGCCTCTAATTGAATAGGGTCATTTTCTTCAGTCTTTACACCAAACTTAGCAAGTAGTGCTTGGCCCTTAGCAATTGCTGCCTTTAATGCAGCGTCTTTCTTTTCTTGTGCTGCTGCTGCTGCTGCGGCCTTCGCTGCTGCTGCTGCTGCGGCTTTTCTCTTTTTCTCTGCTGCTGCTTCTACTTCTGCCTGATACTTTGTTGCTGCTGCTCCACCATAAATTTGTTTAGTTAAGTCTACTGTTGCTTTTCCTGTTTCTTCTGATGCCTTGCCTGCATTTTCTGTAAATACAGCATATGTTCTCCAGGCTATTCCTGCTGCTGCAAGTGCTACAGTTGCTGCTGCAATATTTACTCCACCAGTTGCAAAAGCAGTAGCAATTGCTGCTACTATGGCTGCTGCAGATTGAGTTCTAAGTGCAGTAACAATATAACCAATTCCTACTGCTGCTATTTTACCAGCACTCTTAATGCCTTTTAATACCTTAGAGAATTTACCTGCTCCTGTATAAGCAACATCAAATCGCTTTCCAGTATTTAAAACTTCTAGATTTATTCCACCAAATATTTTATTGATGCCTTTAAATACCTTCATGATTGCATAAATACCAAGAAGTGCTTCGCCCCACTTAATAATTCCAAATATAGAACTATTTAGGAATCTAGAAATTGTTACAAGAGTTTCTAATGTCTTTGTAAGATTGTCAGAATTGTCTAGAAGCATAGTAAATAGGCTAGTGACACCTTTAAGACTATTTTGCAATTCTTCTTCATTTACCCTGATCCATTCATCAAGAGCAGGAAGAAGAGTTGTTGTAATATAATCTGTAAACTCTATAACAACTGGAAGTAATGCTGTTCCTAAAGTTTCAAGTACTCTGTTGTAAGCAATAGAGAGTCTCTTTAATGGTTCAGTATCTCCAAATGCTTTTGCAGATCCACCATACATGTCAGTAGCATATGCTAAGGCTGCACCAAGGTCTTTATTCTTAAGAATATTAGCATCTATACCAGGAAGAACCTTCTTTAGAGCAGTAAAATTACCTGCACTTGCTTTTTCAAATGCTCTGGATACAGTAGTAAAGTCTACTGTTGTGCCTGCTGCAGTATCAAGTGCAACAGTTTGAATACGCATGGCTTCTGTAACATCACCAGATATTGAAACTAATCTACCAAAACTTGCTCTTAAGTCTGTGTCTGATACAGTTGATAGCATTTCTTGCTTGTCAATGTACTCGCCTACTTTTTTAATTGTAGCGTCTGTTGCACCTGCAACATTTTTTAATGTATTTGCAAGGACTACCTGAGTTCTATTTTCTTCAATTGCTGCTTTTACAGCATCAGTACCAATTTTAACTGCAAATGCAGCAGATGCTGCTGTTGCAATAGCAAAACTTTTTGCTGCTTTCTTACTAAATGCATCAATTCTTTTACCAAGTTTGGCTATATCTTTTTGAGCCTGCTTACTACCTTTATCAGAATATTGAGTGAGAATTCTGGCAACTACTGCACCTGTTGACATATTATGCTCTCTCCTTTTCTAAATTCTTTTGTAGTGTTGTCTTGGCATTATCTAATGCTTGTGCAACATTTCTTTCAATTTTATCTTTATCTCTATCAACTATCTTCCAGATTAATCTTGATGGAGAAAATGTGTTCTTGTTTAAGTTACTTATAAATTTGTTTTTACCAGCAGTTTTATTAGTTCTTCCTGCTAATTCGTATATTACACCAGTTGCTGACTTATTTATCAATGCTCCAGCAGAGGTTGTATAATCCCTGCGAACTTTGCGTTCAGCCTTTGATGTACTAATTCCTGCTCTAATTACACTCTGATCCCATGCAGGCCATCCTGCACCACCACGAGAGCGAGGTTTAGCAGACGGTGTAGTACTCCAACCACTTAACGGTGGAGCACTACTGACAAGACCTTGTGCATCTTTCTTGGCAGCACTAAGTTCATTATTAATAACCTTAGTAAAGTCACGCACAGCCTGCTTGTCAAATGACTCTAATGCTTTTAGTGTTTCCTTTATTCCAGTTAACACTATAACATCTTTTGCCATTACGCACCTGCATCCTTATTTTTTTGTTTTAAGTAAATAACTATTGATTCAAGAACTCCGTCTGGAGCATCTAATAAATCATTAGGAGATATGCCAGTCTCCACAGACAACATTGCTACCGTATAGGTTAGGCTGTTTCTGTGGATTCTAAATTTGGGTCAACTACTAACTCCACACTGTCTAGAGTGTCAAGGAAAGAATCGCCCCATGGCTTTACAACTTTTCCACCATCTTTTAATGCACTCCACGCAAGGAAGTAGATGTGTTCAAGTTTTTGGTCTTCGCTAAGTAATTTAGCAAAGCCTTTTCCGAATTTCTGTTCAAATGCAACTATTGATCTTGGTCGTAGAGAATATGTTCCTTCTACTCCGTCACTAGTCTTTACCTTTATTTGTAGTCCGTCCATTTTTCGTGCCCCTTTTCTAGGTTATATTGTTTTTGTAACATCGCCAGATATTGGCCATGTCACTGTTGCTGTTGTTAAATCTCCTGCTGTTGCATTAAGTGGAGTCCACTCTGCAATCAACACATTAAAACTATATTGAGGATTTGATGCATTTACTGCAGAATCCAATGGTTTTATTATACACGCAGTAGCAGTGCCCAGTAGAGGATATATAGTTGACTCTACTGAGCCTGCCTGGAAATCTTGATGAAATTCAAAACTAACGCTGTTGGCAGCAAGGCCAGCAATCATCTTTTTTGAAGTATCTCCAAATTGCGTTGTATCAACCAAGTCATACTGGGTCGCAAGAGAGATTGAAGCGATATGATCACTTAGGTTTACTCCTGCAATACTTACATATGCGTTAGTTAATACTAATTTTGCCATGATTAAGGAGTTACATCCTTAACGATTGCTCCAGTAATTGGCCATGTAACTGATGCAGTGGCTAGTTCGCCTACAGCACCATTTAGAGGTGTCCATTCTGAAACCAAAGCATTAAATTGATACTCTGGATTATCTGCTGCTATTGCAGCATCTACTGGCTTTACTGTACATGCAACAACTGTACCCAATAGTGGATAGATTGTTGTTTCTACTGATGCTGCTGCGAAGTCCTGGTGGAACTCAAATGTTACTGAGTTGTCAACAAGTCCTGCTTGGCGTGTCTTTGCTGCAGCAGGAACATTTCCGCCTGCGAAGGCAGTGGTCTCAACTACATCATATGTGCTGCCAAGTGTTACTGACGCAATATGATTTGAAAGATCTACTGCTCCAATTGTAACCTCAACATTTGTTAATACTATTCTTGCCATGGTTGGTTTTCTCCTTGTTCGTTATCTAGATTAAAAACAGGAGGTGTTTCCACAACCTGCTGTACTTCTTCTTGCTTTACTGCTTTTGGTGCCTTTGCTGATTCTGTGATATGACCAGCAGCAAGAAGAAACTTAACAGTACTTCCTTTGCTAAGTATATCAGTTTCAGTGAGTTTCTCACCTTTTGTTTTGCCACAGACCTTAGAGTCTGAGGTAACGATGTATTCCATTGTTTTTCTCCTTATCCCCAAATTGTGAGGTTGTAGCGATATGATAAGAAAGACTGATCTCCAGAATTATAAGTACCACTTTCAGCACTAATAACTCTAAGTGTATCAACAAGGCCACCTAATGTTCTGTCTGACTCTATAGCAGTTTTGATTGATCCATTACCACTACCTGCCAGAAAATTATCTAGTTTGTCTTGTCCAGTTCTTTCTGATATTCTTTGAACAATCACAAATACATCAACAGATGCTTGGTCTAACCCACGCATATTGTCAATATCAAATGTGAAATCTAGTTGTCCTACAACAGCACATGGAGGAGTTACTATATCTGGTATAGTATCATAAACTCTTAAATTTGTGATTGTCTGTAGGTTATTTCTTAAGGCATCTCTTATGCCATTAATATTGGTCATTGCCATTTAGAATGCCAACCCAAAGTTTCTGCGATATGTCTTTAGCAACATCTCAACATCTGGATCTAGTCGTGAGTTCAAACGAACTGTTCCTAGTTCTACAGATCCTGCAATACCAAATGGAGATTGCTTTCTAACAAATAATCTTGATGCCTGAATTTTACAGGCTAGTTCTACTTCGTAAGGAATTTCTTTCCAGCCCCAAACTCCAGTTATCTTAACTGTTTGAGGAAAGAAGTAAGGAAAGACATATGTCTGAATTGCTAATAATCTTGTTACTGGTTGTCCAAATTCTGGATTATTGACAGGTTCATACATAAGGTCTGTATCTAAGTTCCATACTTGTGTAAATGGACCAGACTGATTTGCTCTTGATCTTACTTCTGTTGGTTCAATAAGGTCATCTATTTCTAGATACCACGGACTTACAGGTGTGTAATATTTAGTTGCAGGTGCTGCTAATGTACCTTCTTGATAGAAAGATCTCTGGCAGTACTCATCAATCATACGGCTTGCAGCAAGGATGGCTGCTTGGATATCATTATCATCCAGGCTGTCTTCAATCTGCAATGCATTTCTCACATCTGCTAAAGTCGTATAGACATTATTAGGCTGTGAACTCTGTGCAAGCGTAGGTCTGCTCATTTGCTCCTCTTCTCCATCTTAGGCAACATTGCTTTCTCCATCTTAGGAGTTGCAGTTGCTGTTTCTTTT